CTTAGCAGTAATGCTAAGTGGAATCTGCGAACCTGGACCACTCGTCTTCAGCGTATACTTCCCGCTGAGGAGTTTCTGGTTCCCAATTCTGGCGAACAGCCAGAGTTGAACCAGGAGCTTGACCTCCTCGAACCCGGTTCTGAGATTCCCGTAAGGGTAATCACAGTTCCTAAGACGCTCAAGACACCTAGGATTATCGCGATTGAGCCTACTGCCATGATGTATGCGCAGCAGGCGATTTTGCGATCTCTCCTTAGCGCGATTTCTGAGGATGGTTTCCTCTCTCGCGTTGTCGGATTTGACGATCAGGAACCTAATCGGTTCCTGGCTCGTCTCGGGTCCCTCAGCGGGGACCTTGCTACACTCGATTTGAGTGAAGCTTCCGATCGTGTCTCGAATCAGCATGTACTAGCCATGTTGGATGGGTATCCTCATTTGCTTGAGGCTGTCCAGGCCGCACGGTCTAGGAAGGCTGATGTTCCTGGCCACGGAGTAATCCGTTTGGCCAAGTTCGCCTCTATGGGTTCAGCTCTCTGCTTTCCCTTTGAAGCTATGGTCTTCTTGACCATTATCTTCTTGGGGATTGAAAGGGAGCTAAGTGCTCCACTTCCTCGAAAAGATCTTATTAAGATCTTTTCGAAGCAGGTGCGTGTCTTTGGTGACGATTTGATCGTCCCCAGAGACTATGTGCTGTCCGTCGTTGACGAACTACATACTTTTGGGTATGTGGTTAACGTCAGCAAGTCTTACTGGACCGGAAGGTTCAGAGAGTCTTGCGGACGGGAGTATTATGATGGCCATGACGTTTCAATCGTCAAGGTTCGTCAAATACTTCCGACACGACGGCAGGATGCGAATGGTGTAATATCGGCAGTCTCTCTTAGAAATCAGCTTTATTGGGCTGGTCTCTGGAAGACTGCTGGTTTTATGGATGACTATCTTCGGGATCTCTTGAAAGAGTTTCCGAATGTAGCTCCAACCTCACCATTGCTGGGCAGGGAATCAGTCCTCGGATACCAATTCGATGGACTGGATCCATACATGCATAGCCCTCTAACCAAGGGCTATTACGTGCATGCCAAACCTCCTCCAGATTTTTTGGAGGGGAGTGGTGCCCTGCTCAAGTGTCTCTTGCGCTTGGGTTCTGAAGCACCCCAGTTCGGCTTGCCGAACCAGGACCTTCGCCCAGCGCAATTCGACGTTGCGAACGTTGATGATGAGCACTTGGAGCGTTCTGGACGCCCCGAAGCCGTCAACATCAAGCTCGGGAGGCGCTCCCCGTTTTAGAATGGGGAGGGGCCCTATTGGGCCTGTGGGAGATGTGAAAACATCCCCTCTGCCTCGGACCTAGGATATTAGTCTAGATCCCTG